GATCTGCCTTTTGTTGAGCAATCTGTATTTCTGCTGATTCCTTCATAGCATCTTGCTGTTCTTTTGCTCTGAATTGCTCATCTTTCATGTTTATTTCTTTGTCTCTTAGACCAAGCTCTTGTTGTCTTATTGCAACCAATGGGTCTTGCTGTGCTGGTGGTTGCACTGACATGAGGAAGTTATTAGATAGTTCAGCCAATATAGGTGATGCAAAAGATTCAATGATTGTCTGTATTTGCATGCTTACTGCTTGTTGTTGCTCAGGTTCTAGCTGTGCTGACTCAACACTAAGCTGTTCTATTTGCTGTATTAACTCAGGTGGCATTTGCTCTTGTGCTAGTTGATTAGCCAAGAATTGTAAATGTTGCATGACATGAGCAATGATCAAAGACTGTAATTGTGGATTGGTTTGCACAGCCTGTGTTAAAAACAGTGACTTATGTGCCTCTATATGAGCCTCATGGTTCTGTTCAGGAAAAGCAGTTGCAGGCATGCCCTGTAATAGTCCTGAATTTTCTATACCTGCATCAGTAGGCATAGGTCTGTTATCTGAGGGTGGCTGTAGCAAAGAATCAATGTTATCTACACCCAATGCTGAATACATCCTTCTATAAGCTTCATATATACCACTTGCACCATGTATTTCAGGGTTTGATTGAACCATGGTCAATAACTCTTGAGCCATAACAACTCTTTGGCTCATTGAGAATATATTTGGGTCAGATACAGGTATGACATCTACTGCTTCACTAAAATCCTCCACCTTTATTTCTTTAGAACCACTGCCTGTTTCATATGGATATGATGGTGGCAAGAAGTCTGCAAAAACTTTAACCAAAATTTTAAACTCACTTTTTTGTGAATAATGTAATCTTTTGTGTATGGCACTCATGACCTTGGTGCCTTTTTCTAACAAGGCTATAGTTGTGCCAACAGGCATAGATGCATTAGCATCACCTATGTTCATGTCCGCTATACTTGCAAATCGTTGTCCACTTTGTACTAACAAGCCAAGTAGGTTGAATAGTACATTGCTTGGTTCTTTGTAAGGTAATGGCATGAGAGCATCTCTTAAGGCACCACCCGGTGCATCTATGTCTCTGAACTCACCCGGTTGTAGTGGTGAAGCCTCATCTCTAATTCTAATGCCTCTAGCTTTAAATCCTGCTGGTAGGTTGCTTAAGGTACCTGCATCAATTAATTGTCTTAGGATTGATGTGGATGCTTTGGATAATCCACCAATCATGTGTGATAAGCCTAGTCCATAGAAACCAAGACCCGGTAAAAACTTATACTGTACAAAGTAATTAATCTTGTTTTTTATTGGGTCATCAGGCAGATAGTTTCTTCTAATAGACAATATTTTTCTTGATGATTCGTCAATGGTAATGATGTAAGGCAACTTAAGACCTGTTGGCTCATTGTTTTCATCTACATCCTCAAAGCCTTCTATGTCAGCTATGGTGTGTATTTCAAATATTCTTCTATCAGCACTATCACCATAATTAGGCTCTATGCCTTGAATTTTATTGATTTCATCTGTGACATCATCAGTGATGTTTACATCATCATCTAACAAATCAACATCTTTATAGAATCCAGCTATTTGCAATTTTCTTATTTCATTGCTAGACATGTTGACCATGTGGGTGACTCTTTCTGCTGATAGTAGGTCTGTGCTTTCATAAGGCACCAGTAAATCCTCAGCAGGCACAAATTTTGATACAGGTCTTTTTAGTGCTTCATCATAATAAACTTTTTTAAAAGCACTGCCTGATAAGGGTAGATAGAACAATAGCTGATCTAATTCAGGGTCATATTCAGGCATCTTGTTCATGATGTAGTAATTCATAAACTCTGCCACTCTTTCAGCCTGCATTTCTACATTGGCTGTTCTTTGTCCTACTATTTGTGTCTTGACCGGTCCTTGTGCTGGCAGTAATTCTTTGTAAGCTTGTGCTTGAAACTGGGTTACTGATTCAGCTAGTATTGGGTGAATAACACCTGAGCTACCTTCAAATGGTTGACTTCTTTGCTCATCAAACCTCATGCCAAGATATTTCAAGCCATCTGTGTAGGTTTTCTCCCACTCTTTTCTTGATTCTTTGTCTGAGTTTATGTCACCCATAAGTTTGTTTGATAATAGTCCAAGAGTATTATCATCAAGGTAATCTGCTAGGTTGCTATCGAATGCAAGCTCTTCTTCCATGGTTTGAGCTTCATCCAATATAATTTCATTATCAGTGATGGTGACTTCAAGTGAGTCTAATAATTGTTCATCAAAGGTTGGTGTGTCTTGTGGTATGTCTATAGATTTTGATTGATCTACAATGTCAGGATTATTTTCTGTGCCTAATTTATTTTCTGTAACCATATTAGTGTATTGTTCTTTTTTCCTCTTCCATGTGCAAAGCAATAATGTCTGTCAACTCACCTACAAGTTCATAGCCTTCTCCTTCTGCTATGATTGATGCATCTTCTACTGATTCAGCATAGATGTTTGGACCGCTGTATTCTTTGTCATCATGTAAAAATTTAGTTATATATATTTTCATCAATAATAAGCTAGTTGCCCTCTATCAAATGTAACCTCATCTTCATAATCAGATTTTAGTTGGATAAAGCCTCCTTGTCTAACTCTCATTAAAGCCATGGTGGAACTATCACAAAAATCATCATGCTCACCAAATGGAAAAGATGCCATTTCTTCAATGACCTCATCTGCAAATTGATCATCAGTTGCCCATATCATACCACTTTCAAACATGGGTGACACACTGTTCATCCTAGCTATCTTGTCTTGACCTCTACTTGGTGAGTAAGATTGTACAGGTATGCCCATTCTTCTAAGCTCATGAGTAAGTGGTGTACCTGATGCTTTTGCCTCAATTAGCACTATGTCAGGCTCCCAGTATTTATATTCTTCTAGTGCAATTTTTTTAAGCTCAGGAAAGTCAACTCTGTATCTATTAGCATCCAAAAGTATAATGGCTTGCTCTGTACCATCTTCAGGGTCAAAAATACCCCATGTGGTTATAGCACTATAGTCTGCTGTTTCTTTTTTAGAAAAGGCTGTGTCATAGGATTGAATAACAGTGTGACATGCAGGAATATCATCAAGCTCCCACTTCTGCCACCACTCTCTTTTGACAATACTGCCACTTTCTGCTGTTGGGTTCTGCATCCACTGAGCATTCCATTTTGCTACAGGCAAAGATGCCTTCACACTTAGTAGCTCTTCTTTCTTCCAAAACTCACCCCAAAGTGGCTCATCAGACTCAGGCATAATTGCAGGAAACTCTACAACCTCCCATTGATCTGCATTTTCTTCTGTTTGTCTTTTGAGTAGCCTACCAGCCAAATCTTTACTGCTCCATCTTGTCATGACTAGAACTATGGTGCCTCCCGGCTGTAGTCTTTGTCTTGGACCGCTGGTGTACCATTCCCATGCACTTTCCATGGCTGTAGGTGACATAGCATCTTGCTCTGAATGTGGGTCATCTATAATTAAAAGATCAGCACCCCTACCAGTAATAGCACCACCAACACCTGAGTAGAAGGCTTCTCCACCATCATCTGTTGTCCATCTACCTGCTGATTTGTTGTCTGCTGATAAAGAAATCTGTGGAAAAACATGTTGATATTCTTGGCTATCAATAATGTTTCTTACCCTTCTACCAAACCTAACAGCAAGTTCAGCGGTGTGAGTTGCTTGAATAATTTTAAGTGCTGGATTTAAACCCATCATCCATGCAGGAAAATAGGTTGATGCAAATTCAGATTTAGAGTGTCTTGGAGGCAACATAACCATAAGTCTTTTACATTTGCCTTGTGCAACACGATTTAATTTCTCAGCAAGAATTTTATGATGTCTACCTAGAATGACCCCATCCCAAAGATATTTAACAAACTCTAAAAAGTCTACTTGACATTTCTCTTGGCTTTTAATGTTTTTCCATTTGGATATAAGAAGCAATGCTCTTTTTTGCTCATCATCAGATAGAGCATCAAAGGATTTTATTTGACTTATATCCATAATTAGGGTGGGAAACTAGAAGCCTAGTTTCCCATTACACTTGATAACATTTAGAGGAGATAAAAACATACAAAACCAAGTGTTAGTTTATTTTTACACAATACCATCAATTTTCCAATCCAAACCTTCATACATTCTTGCTTCAGCTTGCCTTCTCTTGGCTAAACCCTCTAGTCTTTTACCACCAGCTTTATCCCATCTAAGTATTTGTTCAGGCACCTCATCATAGTCAAAAGCATTTAATTTTTTCAAAAGTGTGGAACTGCCTAAATTGGTCGGTCCTAAGTTGTAACAAAAGCTTACTAATGCTGAAAATTGACACTCCTTAAGAGGTGCTTTAACCAAGTTTTTAACATGTCCTTCATACTCTAGTAGTTCTTCTTCAAGCATGATGTTAGCTTTTTCTTGTGACCAAACATCACCCATCTTTACACCTTTAGTATGCCCATAGCCTATGGTTGGCACATTGACTGCATCAAGGTATGCCACACAATTACCTTCATCATTAGTAGGGCAACCCTCAAAATGTTTAATTAATTCAACTCCTGCATCTGATATATGCATATTATTCCTCCTCTTTTTTAGTAGTAACTTTTCTATAGTACACAACCACATCTTTGAGTTCTGTAATATATCTTTTAATCTCTTGCATGTTGTAAGCC